AAAACTTATTTACATTCAGAGATAAATAAAACTGCATCTTCTGTAAAATCACTTTCTAAAAAAGTTAAAGATGATGTAGTTTCAATAAAGCTAAATGAAGTTGTAACACAGTTAAGACTTATAAAGAAAGAAAGAAAAATTCAAGATAAGCATATGCTTTCTGTTCTAAGAGCTTACGACCTTATAAAGGAGATAAACAATGTCATTAAATGATAAATTAGATAAAATGTTTAAAGAAGACTTCAAAAAGACATTTGAATCTGAAATAGAAGAATCAAACTCAACAGCTGATGCAGGTGGAGAATATGATACAAAATACGCATTTAGTAACAAAAAGAAGAAAGATGCAACTGTAGGTCTCAAAGGCATGAAGCAAGTAAAAGAATCAACTTTTATGAAGATGGCTAAGCTTACGTTAATGAATGAAGCTAACTACAATGATTATAAGAAAGATGAATCAGCAACGTCAAAGCAAAAAGTAAATAGAGCTATAAAGGAAGTTAATAGCAAATTGTTCAAGATAGAAAGAATAATAAACCAAAATATCAAACTCAAGACAGAAACAGGAATAGATGAGGCTAAATATTGGAAATCAACTAGAGAGAATCTAGAAAAAATTTCTGGTAAAATGGAGCGGCTGTCTGAAAAACTAAGGAGATTCTAATGTCAAAAGAAGTGTTAATAGATTATACATCATTTGAAATAACACCTCAGATGATTAAAGAATCAGAAGAAAGAAATGAAGGCCGTGTTATAGTAACCGGTGTACTTCAAAGAGCTGGAGCTAAAAACCAGAATGGCAGAGTATATCCTAAAGAAACACTTATGCGTGAAGCATCAAAGTATTCTAATGAACAAATTGCAGAGAATAGAGCACTTGGAGAATTAGACCATCCAGAATCTTCAGTTGTAAATTTACAGAACGTATCACATAATATAAAAAAAATATGGTGGAAAGGCGATGATTTGTTAGGCCAGGTAGAAGTACTAGGTACACCTTCTGGTAACATTCTCAAAGAGCTTTTAAAAGCTGGTGTGAAACTAGGAATATCATCAAGAGGACTAGGTTCAGTAAAACAACTTTCTGAAGATGGAACACTTGAAGTACAACCTGACTTCGAATTAGTATGCTGGGATTTTGTATCTAACCCATCGACACATGGAGCGTTCATGGCACCTATTAAGGAATCAGTAAATGATATTTATATAAATAAATACGATAAGGTAAACAATATAATAAACGAAATGCTTTGCGATTTAACTTGCAAATGCGCACTACCAACAAGGAGCAAATAAAATGAGTAAATTCAACATCAGAGATTGGAGAAACAAAAACTACTTAAACGAGTCTTCGTCTCAAAAAAGAATGACAGAGCAAGAAAAGAAGCAGACTTTAGAAGCTGTTAAAAGATTTAACGAGCTTGGTCAAAACATATACAAAACAAACGAAATAAGCGAATTGGTAGAAAATATCAAGATGATGGCTGAAAATGCTAGCAGAATGGCAATAGAAGAAACAGCTGATTGGTTCGATGCAGTATCTGTAAAAAGAGATACTAAAGCTATAGGAGAATCTATAAAGGTGTTTGAAGGAACATTCAAGGAAATCTCTACACTGCAACAAAGATTGGAATCTGTATTCGAAGACATTGGTGGTAAGCTTGGTAAATACTACGAAATAGCAGAGTTAAACGAAGATGACTGCGGATGTCCTACAGGCAATTGCACTTGTGATTCAGTAGAAGAATCAGAGGCTCAAGACAAATATCAAGCTAAATTCAAAGCTGCATTAGATGATGAAGGAGTAGATTCTCCAGCAGAATTGGACGACGAAGAAAAGAAAGACTTCTTTAACAAAGTTGACAAGATGCACAAAGGAAAGAATGAAGGTAAAAAATCTTACCAAAAATTGGTTAACGAAGCATTCGAAGGTTTATCAAATGTAGTATCTGCTCCAGGCATTGCAGTAAATATGAGAAGTAATAAAAATATAAATGAAGGATTCGCAACATGGGAAATGCAATTTGCTCCAATGAAGCTAGGTGGTGTAGATTTAGACCCTAAGAAGAAATATAAAGTTAAAGCACGCTCAACAGTTGAAGCTATTAAAAAAGCATCAAAAATGGCAGGGTTAAGCGGTGACTATTGGATGTCAACTCAAACTCACAAACTAACAAAGATAGGGTAATACAATGAATAAAGAAGAAAAATTAAGAAAAATAATTAGAGAAGAAATAATGAAATCTCTAATTACAGAAAAGTTTGCTTCTAGCAAGATAACTCAATTATTTAAAATGATGGATTCAACAGACCAGAGATTTTTTGGCTCTACTGCTAAAACTAGAGGCTTCGCTTGGTCTGATGTAGAAGATAAAAACGTAGGAGCAGGTGCTAACCCTTCAAATGATTATATGAATATCTTTGTATTAGATAACGATAAAGAAAATCCATTCCAACGAACTAGTGAATACGGAAGACTTAGAAAAGGTATTATAGGAATTACTATAGGTAAAAAATCTATGTATTGGCCAAAGCAAAGATATTCATCTACACCTAGTATGGTAGGTAATCAACAGAAGTCAGTTGACAATTACAAAAGATATTCTCAAGTAGCAGACAGAGTAATAAGCATTGCTTTATCAGATATACCTACAGCTAAAGAAAAGCAAGCTGCTAGAGCAGAAGCTCAAAAAGGTGCTACGGCACTTATGCAAGCTAGAGATGTTGCCAACGCAAATCATAGAAGATATAAAAAAGCTTTAACTATGAAAGTTGCAGCAACAGGCGCAGAAGGTATGGAAAAACTTATGGCTCAGGCGGCTAAGGTAGTTCAGCAAGTAATAGATAAAAATACTCAGATGCTTAAAAAAGGTAAATACCAAACATCATGGGATACATATAAAACTGTAACTGATAGATACTCTAGAATGGTTGACTCATACGTAAGATACAAGCAAGAATTCGCTTCTGCAGAAAAAGAAAAGGCAGCGATGAAAGGAAAAGATGTTGATGCTTCTTGGAGAGATGATTACGTTGCAAACTATATGAAAGAAATCAAAGATTATTATACTGACATGCTACAGAAAGCTAAGATAGTTAATCAAGGCGAATACAGAGACATAGTTAAAGAATCTATAAATGAATCTAGAGAATTTGTAATAATAGACCCTAGAGGTAATTCAAGACCTGTTGGTTCTAAAATACAAGGTGCACAATATATTAAGAAAATGGGTGGTCCTAGAAATGGATATTATATGGTACTTAAGAAAAATGCTCTAAAAGCTAGAAGAGCAATTGAAAAAGCTGGTGGTAGAGCTAGTTCAACTAAAGTACAAAACACAATGTTTGATTTATTATATGAAAAAAAAGGTAAGCCTGGTATGTGGGCAAACATTCACGCAAAAAGAAAGCGTGGTGAATCTCCTGCAAAACCTGGTGACCCTGACAGACCATCAGCAAAATCTTGGAAAGATAATACAGACGAATCAGTTGTAAATGAAACTACAGCAAAAGACACTTTAACTAATGCAGTTAAAGCTTTGATGAAAACAACAGGTGGTAGAAAATTAGATAAAAATTATGTTAAAGATTATCTAAAGTCTATTGAGCAAATTGCAAGAAAAAAACCAATGGATTTTGTAAAAGACTATGGAGATTTCGATGTATCTGATTGGTTAGAAGATGTAAGATATAACATGGCAAATGAAAGCAAGCAGCGATAAAATACAATAAAAATAGTATATTTAAAAAAGTCCGGTATATGTTTTATATATCGGATTTTTTTGTTATATTAGATATAAATTAAGTTTAACGTAAATAATACAAATGAAACACAAACCCAATTACAAAAAGGACTTTAAGAAAAAGCCTTTTAAAAAGAAAAGCTTTGGAAGACATGACTTCTATCTAGAAGGAAATCCCGAAGGAGTAAAAGTTCCAGACACTAATATATATACACTGGAACGAGCACTGAAATATCTTAAGCGTCAATTAAAAGATTCAGATAAGATATCTAAGTATAGAGCTAAAAACGAATATATTAAACCTGCACAAGTTAGAAGAAAGAAGAAAGAGGAGGCAATAAGGTCCCAGCAATATAAAGAAAGAATTGCTAAAAGAAATGAAAAGGGATATGTTTGGGTCGCCATAGAAGAAGGCAGGGCAAAATAAATAAAATATTTTTATAAAGAAGAGCTTTTTTAAGCTCTTTTTTAGTTTTTCAGGTTTTACATATATATTTATATAGGAAAAATTACGTGTATACAAAATGTATTATCTCTATATAATACAATACACAAACTATAACTACCCTATTAAGGTTCCTAATAACCTTATTTCCAGAACAAAAATTAAAGGAGAATGATAATGTCAAAAAAAGACTTATTAAAAGAGGCAATTGCCGACGCTAAAGCGGTTCGTTCAACTGCAATAGCAAACGCGAAATTAGCTCTTGAAGAAGCATTTACTCCCAAACTACAATCTATGTTATCTAATAAGATTGCCGAAGAAATGGATGAAGAATTAGAAGAAGAAGATGAATTAGCTGCTACTGATACCTCAATTGAGGACGAAGAAGTTGCTATCGCTGACACTACTGCTGATGCTGCTGACACTGGCTCTGCTGATGATGAAACAGAAGAAACAGGTGCAGATATGCCTGCTGATGAATCATACAATGAGACTGAGGAAATCGAAGAAACAGAAGAAATGGACGAAGACGAAATGGAATTGGAAGAAATCATTAAGGAACTTGAAGAAGATGAGGATTTAGAAGAAGGCGAATTAAAAGCCGATACTGAAGACCCAGCTGCTAACGAAAAGCCACTTGATGCTGAACCTGATAACGACGCCAAAGCCCTATCTGAAGAAGATGAAGTTGAGGAAGAAATGGACTTAGAAGAGATTATTTCTGCACTAAGAGAAGAAGATGAATTAGAAGAAACTGAAGAACTTGAAGAAGAAGATGAATTAGAAGAAGCTTACAAAGTTATTAGATTTTTAAAATCTAAAATTAACGAAGTAAACTTACTAAACTCTAAATTACTTTATTCAAACAAATTATTCAGAGGAAACAGTTTATCAGAATCACAAAAGATGAAAGTTATCGAAACATTCGATAGAGCAAATTCTGTAAGAGAAGTTAAATTAGTTTATTCTACATTAGCTGAATCAATCACGAACTATGTTCCAAAGAAGAAAGTTAACGAAAGCTTCGCATCAAAAACAATCGGTTCTACAAAGCCATCGAAAGATGTAATTGTTGAATCAAATACTTTTGCAACTAGAATGCAAAGGTTAGCAGGATTAAAATAATTTAATTTTTAAAAAATAGGAGACTTAAAAAATGTCACAAATTAACGATTTATTACAAGATTCTCAAGCACAATTTGCTGCTCAGAGAAACCAAACTAAAGGTCTTGTAACTAAATGGGAAAAAACTGGTCTTTTAGAAGGAGTTACTGAGGAGTATAACAAACACAATACTGCAATCCTTTTAGAAAATCAAGCTAAACAACTTATTTCAGAAGCTAACGCTACCGATGCTGGTGGTCGTGAGGACTGGAATGGTGTAGCTTTACCATTAGTTAGAAGAATCTTTGCTGAAATTTCTGCAAAGGAATTTGTCAGCGTACAACCAATGAACTTGCCTTCAGGTCTAGTTTTCTGGTTAGATTTCAAATACGGAACAGCTAAAGGACGTCATGAAGATGGCAATTCTTTATACGGTGGTTCTGGTAAAAACAAACCAAACATGAACGATGGATTATACGGAAACTGGGATTCAGATATGGGTGGACGTCCTGCTGGATATTCATTAGGAAAAGTAAAAGTTGCTGTATCTAACTCAGCTGATTTAGCTGCAGGTGTATTAGACCTTGCAGGTACTTTATCTTTCGGTGATGCTCCAACTGACGTAGACTACGATTTAGCTTCAGCATTTTATGTTGTATCTGGTTCAACTGGTGGTGCTGCAGGAGATACGGTATTTACTGCATCTGCTTATGATGGTGCTACATCTGTAACATTCAAAGGACTTGGAAGTGCTGCTACATTAGCTGGTACTGCAATGGCTTTACCTGGAACAGGTGGAAACTTATTCTACTACAGAAATACTCAAACTGCTACCTTAAGAGGTGACTTTGAAGATTCAGTAGGTATTGAAATGGGAGGTGCTAGTACTGGAGTTGGTTCAGATTTAGAAATTCCAGAAATTGATGTTCAATTAACTCAAGAAGCTTTAGTTGCTAAGACTAGAAAACTTAAAGTTAAATGGTCACCAGAATTCGCACAAGATTTAAATGCTTATCATTCAATTGATGCTGAAGCAGAATTAACATCTATGCTATCTGAATACATTTCAATGGAAATCGACATGGAAATTTTAGCAATGCTTTCAAATGCTGCTGAATTCTCTGCAACATTCGCTGCTGCAGCTCCAACTGCTGGTGAAACTTATGGTGATGCTTTTGCTCAACTAGGAATCACAATGCAAGTAATGTCGAACACTATCCACCAATCAACGATGAGAGGAGGAGCTAACTTCGCTGTTTGTTCTCCACAAATCGCTACATACTTAGAGTCTATCGCTGGTTACTCTGCAAATACTGATGGTACTGCAGGAAGCTTTGCAATGGGTGTAACTGCAATCGGTTCACTTTCGAACAGATTTACAATTTACAAAAACCCTTACTGGACAGGACAAGAAATTTTAACAGGATTTAGAGGAACACAATTCCTTGAAACTGGTGCTGTATTTGCTCCATACATTCCGTTAATCATGACTCCACTAGTATATGACCCAACTAACTTTACTCCAAGAAAAGGTGTGATGACAAGATACGCTAAGAAAGTTGTAAGAAACGACTTCTACGGTAAAATCACTGTCAACGATGCTGCTTGGGTATCTTCATTTGGTTCAATTTCTGGTTCTTTCAATAGCTAATATTAGTTAAGAAACAGATTATATTTTATTTAAGGACCCCTCTTCGGAGGGGTCTTTTTTTGTATAGTGATATTTATAGTAAATACAATGGAGGTTAATTATGGCTAAACAAAACATTGAAAAAACACCGCCCAAAGGAAACGTAAAATTTTCAATATCACTATCAGAAGAACAGAAGTCAGCAAAGCAAGCAATGCTGCACCATCCCTATAATTTTATTGTAGGAAAAGCCGGCTCAGGTAAAACACTACTAGCATGCCAGGTTGCACTTGATATGTTTTTTAAAAGAATGATAAACAAGATTATTATAACAAGACCTACAGTGTCTACAGAAGACAACGGTTTTTTACCAGGTTCTGAAAAAGAAAAGATGGAGCCGTGGTTAGTACCTATACGCTCAAATATGCGAAAGGTATATAACAAACCTCAGATATTAGAAAAAATGGAAAGCAACGAAGATATAGAATTGGTATCACTTGCTCACTTCAGAGGCCGCACATTTGAAAATTCAGTTGTAATTATAGATGAGTTCCAGAACTTAACTAGGGCTCAGCTAAGAATGGCATTAGGTAGGCTAGGTAAAGGTTCTACAATGATATTCTGTGGTGACAATCAACAGATAGATTTAAAAGATATAAACTACTCTGCAATAGTAGATGTCTCAAAAATAAAAGAATCGTCTTATGTATACAAAAGAATACTACTAGATAACCACAGACATCCAGCAATTGACAGTGTGTTTGAAATGCTAATGGGTATGTAGACAAAGAGACTAGTTCTTGATATTTATATAAAACTAATATAGGGAATAAATAATGGCAAACATAGCAATATATAATGGAACGGTAGCATCATCTTCAGTAAGTGGTAGTACACCATTTGGCTTATATGATAGCGACCAATCATACGTAACTGCATCTGCACAAACTGCAGTATGGTGCGCATCACGTTTAGGATATCCCATAACAGATATAGAAATGAGCAACGATCAATTCTTTGCATGTTTTGAAGAATCTGTAACTGAATATAGTGCTCAGGTAAATAGATTCAATATAAGAGAAAATCTATTAAGTGCGAAAGGTAATTCAACATCGACAAATTTTACACATAAAGCAATAACTCCAAATTTAGGTAGACTAATAGCACTATCAAAGCAGTATGGCTCAGAAGCTGGTAGTGGAGGTAATGTTGACTGGAGAAAAGGATACATAAATACAACAGCAAGCGTACAGGAATACGATTTAAACTTGGTATTAACATCTTCAGCTGATGTAGTTGAAACTTCAGACATAGAAGTAAAAAGAGTATTCCACCATATATCACCAGCAGCTGATAGACATTACGATCAGGGACTAGGTTTTGATTACGCACTTAACAACTTTGGTTGGGGAGGTAGTTTAGGTGGAGCTCAATATCTAGCAATGCCAATTTATGACGATTTACTAAAAATACAGCAGACAGAGTTCAATGACACTATCCGTAAATCTCACTACACTTTTGAACTTGTCAATAATAAACTAAAAATATTCCCTAGACCTAATTCGTCTTTTAAGTTTTATGTAGAATATATACATACTTCAGATAGAGACACTTTAATAACTTCAGCTTCAATATCTGATTATTCAAACATGACATACGATAATATGGCATATGCAGATATCAACGACCCAGGATTGCAGTGGATAAGAAAATATACATTAGCACTAACAAAGCAGATTCTAGGCTCTATTAGAAGTAAATATAGTAGTATACCAATCCCAGGAGCAGATACAACTTTAGATGGCGACACATTACGATCTGAAGGTATTGCAGAAGCAGAAGCTTTAATTGCTAGTTTAAGAGAAGACTTAGAAGCTGCATCAAGAAGAAACTTGATGGAGAAAGAACAAGAAATAACAGATTTTCAACAAGGTATGCTTAACAAAGCACCGCTTAACATATACATAGGATAACATGGCACTATTCGGAGGAAGCAGAGATATAAGTCTATTTAGACATTTGAACAGAGAATTGATAAACGAAATAATCGATACTCGATGTGATATATTTAAGTATTCAATATTTGATACAAAGGAAAATCTTTATGGAGAAGCTCTTAGTAAAGTATTCAAGCCAGGAGTCCGAGTTGCAGGTCTTATAGAAAAAGATGCCAAGTCATATACTTCTGAAGATATTGGTTCGGATTATACTAGAAATATAAAATTCTCATTTTTAAGAGACGACCTTGCAGCACTAGAATTAGGTTCTACAAACAACACTACAGACCCTAATGAAAACGCACAAGAAGCAGACATATTCCTAGAAGTTGGCGATGTAATATTTTGGGATAATATGTACTGTGAAATCGATACAGTAGCACAAGGCCAATATCTATTTGGCAAAAATCCAGCAACAGATTCTCTTGGTGGTACACACGGAGCTAGCTGGTCTGTTATTATAGAAACACACGAAATGAGAAGAAGTAAGATAAATACACTTGAAAATGTAAGAGCTGGATATGATGAGTATGTTAGCGGGACAAAAATAGACGAGCAGAGAGGAGGACTTTATGGATAATCCTAATTATAAAAACGTTGACAGAGCAAATCAAATCAGAAGAGATGATAATGTAAAAGATTTGTCTGTAAATCTATATGATGTTGACTCTGTAATTAAATACTATTTTGACAATGTAATACAGCCAAGTGTAATGGAAGATGGAGAAAGAGTTAATGTACCTGTAGTATATGGTTCACCTGAAAGATGGAAGTCTATACAGAAAACAGGAATATATAGAGACAAGAAAGGAAAGGTACAATATCCTGCAATTGTTTACAAAAGAACTAGTGTAGAAAAACGTAGAGACTTAGGAAGTAAAGTTGATACAAATAATCCTTTATACTACGGCTTTCAAAAAAAATATTCTAAAAGAAATAGATACGATAGATTTGATATACTCATAGGAAGAAAACCTGAAACAGAATTCCACAACATAGTAATACCTGATTATGTAAAACTCACATACGAATGCATAATATATGCAGAGTACTTGGAGCAGCTAAATAAGATAGTAGAAGATATAAATTATGCTGAAGGTCAATATTGGGGACAGGATAATACATTTAAGTTTCTTTCTAAAATAGATAGTTTTGATATCGAATCAGCTGCAGCACAGGGAGAAGATAGAATTGCAAAGGCTAGTTTTTCAATAGGTATGAACGGATTTGTTATACCTGATAATATACAAAAAGCTATGAGCAACTATAATCCTAAAGATTATGGTAAAGTAAAGATAACAGTTAACAACGAAACAGTTTCAACGATGGAGGATATAAACAGAAACCTCGCTCCAGATGAGGCTGAATTTAAAAAGAAAAAAGGTTTCGATAAATAGTTATAAGGAGAACAAAATGGCTGAGATTAAAGAAGGCACAAAATTTACAGAAGAAGAAATGAAAAAGGTTGAAGGATTCAAAAACAAATATGATACTATAACAGTTAGTTATGGACAAGTTGCAATGGATAGATTAGTTTTGGACGAATCAGAAAACCAAATAAGAAAAGAATATAATAAAACACGATCAGAAGAAAAAGCTTTTGTACAAGAGCTTTCTAAAAAGTATGGAGTTGGTCAATTAAATCTTGAAACAGGCGTATTTATGCCTGAATAAAAATATTTTTGAGACTGTAACATTATATTTATATTAGAAATAACATGACCCAAAAAGGTTAATTCTTACAATAATAGGAGACAAATAAATGGCTGAAAAAATAATTAGCCCTGGTGTATTTACAAGAGAAAAT